GCTTCCGAAAGAAAAGAAGATCGAGATAAAAGCTGATATGTCCAAGGACATGATCGAGAAAATCAAGGCTACCTCCGACATCGTTCAGAAATCTATCGAATGGAAAGCTAAAGTCAATATAGCCGACATCGAAGCGGCCACAAAACAGATAGAGGCGGCGTTCGGCAGTGTGAATAATACCATAACATCCACCGGCACGACCATGTCGTCGTTTATCGATTCTTTGGCCGGCATATATAAATCAGGGCAAACTCCATCTACATCGTTGCAACAGATGGTTGAAGCGGAGGCGAAACGCCGCGACGATGCATTGGAAATGCAAAAGAAACTGGTGGACGCGCAAGTGGACAATCTGAACGCCCGCACGGATGCGTTAAGGAGCGGATCGGCCATGATCCAGATCGACGGCGCCGGTCTGCAGCCACACCTGGAAGCCTTCATGTTTGAAATACTGGCAGCAATCCAGATCCGGGCGAACGCCGAAGGCGCTCAACTCCTGGTTGGGACGGGAGCATAATTATTTTTTAAGCTTCGCGACGCGGATCCGCGAAGGGAGCACCCTCACCGAGTCCTCCGGTTATGGGCGCATTATGTGCCGGGTCTCGCAACCCGGCACATAAAAAAAACGTAAAGGGCTTTGAAATGAAAATACATTTAACAATTGAAGACCATATCCTTGTAGGGCACTGGCTGAAAGTGGCTCATCACGCAATACTTAAAGCTGATAATATTCTGGCCAATAAACATGGCAAAAGCAAAAGTCCCCGTGCCCGCTTGGTAATCATCCGGGAAGAACTTCTTCAATTGCGTTGCGATATTGAAGAAGTTGCATATCGTGATTTAGCGACAAACTGCGACCCTATCAGGCTACGTCAAAAACATTTAGGGCCGCTTGATAAGGATATTTTTAAAACTGGTGAGGATATTTTTATTTAGGTCACAACTTCGTTTTTGCTGAATTGCATTTTTGTATAATTTCTTATTCGGCTTGGTTGGAAAATAATGAGTATATCGAAAAAATATTTGTCTGAATCCGATCGTGAGCGTATTTGCCGCGATATCTGTCATATCGAGAGGGGCCCCGATAAAAAAGGTGAACTCTGGGGATTATGCCCTATTCACGATGAGAGTGAGACGACGGCTTCTTTATCTTTTTCCTACAATATCAATCTTGATGTTTATCATTGCTTCAGCTGCGGCGCCGATGGTGATTTAATCAAACTTTATTCTGAGGTCAATCACCTTGGTCAAAAAGACGGCTTTAAATCCTTCTGTGAAAAATATAATATTCCCTATGGTGAACTACATAATAGCGAGCAACATATTCGGAAAAGGGATGATAGACCGGATGTAGAAATCACCGATAATCAGATCATGGAACTGATGCGCGCTTGCTGGGAGAAACTTCCGCCATTGCCTGAATCGTGGCTGGCGCGTCTTGGAAAAGAACGTGGATGGTCTCGGAAGTGGATAGAGATCCTTGATTTACGCCTTCAAAACTATAGGCTCGATAAAAAAACAGGCCTTCTGGCTCAAATATCAAAGCCGTCAAAGCTCGCTATTCCGATCTTAAATGATCATGGCGTGCTGATGAATATACGTCTTTACGAACCGGGCGCAAAACAGTTTAAAATCATTTCTTTTGCACAATCGACAGGCGATGCAAGACTTTTCCCTGCTAAACCGCAGGATGGCACCATTTTGCTTTGCGAAGGCGAATCAGATACTATTTGTGCCCTATCGCATGGATTTAACGCCATTACGCAGACAGCGAAGCTCAATAAATGGCCGGAAAACCACCTGAAGCATTTTAAAGGCCGTGATGTCGTCATTGCTTATGACGCGGATAAGGCGGGTCAAAATTATACACGGACCGCCGCTGAATCATTAGCCGGTACAGCAAAATCAGTCCATGTTATTCAATGGCCTGCCTTTATGGGTGTCGATGATTCTGGGGGCGTTCCACGCGATCACGGGCAGGATTTGACGGACTTCTTTGTCCGCCATGGGAAGTCCGCAGAGGATCTGCAGACTTTAATCGACAGCGCCGCCCCTTGGCCCCCCGTCGCGCTTTCTGTTTCCGAACCGTCAAACAACAACCTTACACAGGATGCACCGAAAAACCCTGTTTCCGGAAACGGTTCTGACGATGCAACGGTTGACGATACAAATGACGTCCTGCAGTTCTTCGATCACGGCGTCAATAACCGCTACTCTTTTAAACCGCGCCTGTTGGCCGAAAAAATTATCTCTGACATGAAGCTCTTATCTGATCCCGAAACTGGCTTAATATTCCGCTGGAACGGTAAAATTTGGGATATCTTCGATGAAGATCATATTCGACGGATTGCCATTGAGCACCTGCGCGGTGAGTCGCAAAAATCCAGAGTTGAGGACGCAGTTTATCAAGTCAAAATGCTGTCCACAATTCCTCCTGGTCGTAAACTCAACGACGCCGACGATTGGTTGTGCCTGGACAATGGAATGATGAATTTGACCACGTTTAAGTTGGCCTCGCATGATCCGGAGTATCTGTGCACCTATAACCTACCAGTGGAATTTGATCCAGATACAACAAAGCGGTGCGTCCGCTGGGAAAAATATTTATGGGAAACCATTCAAACGCCTGAACCAATAGCGCAACTGCAGGAGTTTGCCGGATATTGCTTCATTAAAAACACACTTTACCAAAAAGCACTTTTCCTTTTAGGTCCGGGTGAGGATGGCAAAAGCATCTTTTTAAACATTTTAAAGGAAATCCTGGGAGCTGAAAACTGTGCCGCGGTTTCCTTCGTTGATTTGGAAAACGAATTCCATAGGTCAAGCCTTTATCATTCATAAACTGATTAACATCTCGACCGAAGTCGGCGCACAGGCAATTGAAAGCCCTTATTTTAAAGCGATTTCCGGGGGGGACATGATCAATGCCGCTTTTAAGCATAAGAATGCATTTGCTTTCAAGCCATATTGTAAACTGGCTTTTGCCGGAAATTCTTTTCCGCGAATAAGGGATAACAGCCATGGTTATTTCCGAAGGTTTTTACCTGTTCAATTCAAACGTCAATTTTTGGAAGGCGATCCGCTGCGTGATCCTCATCTTTTTGATGCATTGAAAGAGGAACTATCAGAAATATTCTGCTGGGCATTGTGTGGCTTGGCAAGGTTACGCGAACAAAAGTTGTTCACGACCTGCGATGAGACGAAGGCCTTGATGATGAGCTATCGCCGCAGTAACAATCCAGTCCTCTGTTTTACTGAAGATGAGTGTAATTTTGGCGAAGACGTTTCCACGGAAAAGAAAGAGCTTTATGATGCCTATCGCAAATATTGCGGTTCTTATTGATATATCCCCTTGAACTACGATAACTTCTTCCGGGAGCTGATGTCTTCTATTAATCATTTAAAATTATACCGCCCTCAGATTAATGGCGAGCGCAAAAACAAGATACGCGGGATTGAGATCAGGAGTTTTGCAAATGTCGATTAAAAACAATTTTGACATTTCTGCCGTGGGATTATCATGTTTAATCTGTCGGTTCGCCCCCCTGCCCCTGCGTCCCCGTCAAGAACACCCTTCCAATATGTTAATTCCGCAAAAGCGTCAGGGGTGCGTCAGGGGTGCGTCAGCCCAGATGCCATTTTACGCGTTTGTAATAGCTTGTTTTTATGAGTGTATTTTTTCGCGTCAGACACGTCAGACCAGTTTCCAACATTATACACATGCGCGCACGCGCGCGCGCGGTATTTTTCATTCTGACACTATATTTTGAATTTGTAAGAAAACAGTCTGACCAGGCTGACGCGTCCAGTAATAGCGCGGATGTTGGGCTGACGGAATGGCTGTTTTGGGCTGACGCTGGGCTGACGCAGGCTGACGCCGCTGGACTGAATCAAAATAATATCACCGAACAGTTCAGTCACAAATGGCGGCGGGTCCTTCCTGGATGTCTTCTCTATACGGGTCACGCAGAGCCTCGATATTCGAGAGATTTTTGATCTAGTTCCGAACCGGAAAAACGGAATAGCTTTAAATAATAGCAATTTACAAAAAGACAATAAAGATAATGGAGCATGTAACATGATAAATCAAGACGCTTTTGCGGCTTTTAATGCAGATTTTATGAACGAAACGCAATGCCGGAACTGGATATTAAAAAAGCTGCATCCATACGGCGCTCATTGTCCTGGATGCGGACATATCCTTACCGATGGTCGCCGTCTGAATAATTTTTGGAATGGTGATCGTCTGAACTGCCATATCTGCGATAAATATTTTACCGCTTTGACCGGTACTATCTTCAGCGGCGCTCATTTGGATTTTAAGGGGCTCTTTTTATTGGCGGCACTTACCGGATGCGGCATACCAGATAAAATCATTGCCGAAAAGTTGAATATCACACCCCAAAGCGTACGGACATGGCGCCTTAAATTAAAAACAACGCCCTTGTTTTCTGGATAGCTTCTACAGATACAGCAAGCGGCGCCGGGGGGGGCGTGGGTAAAAGAACTTTGATTATTAATAGCTGATACAAACTTTACTTGTATCAGGAAGGTTTGTCTTATGAATGATGAAATTACTGAAAACGAATGCAATGATTTACAAAAACCCATGTCCGACAAAACACTGAAGAATGTTATCGATGTCCATAAATACCTAAAAGCACATGCCTGGAAGATTTCCCGGACGCAACTCTATGAGCATGTCGAAACAAAAAAACTTAAACGAGAAGATAATGGAATTTTTTCTCCAGCTTCTGTTGATAAATATGCACTGAAGTATTTGCGGCGGGCTGATGGTACCAAGCCGTCAAAGGCATTAGAAGAGCTGCAGGCCAAAAAATACATGGCTGATGTCCGTCAATCTGTTGCCAGTGCGGAAATGAAAGAACTAAAAATAAGCATTTTAAAGGCTGAATATGTTCGCCGTGACGCGTTCGCCCTTGCTCTGGTAGAACGCTCAATGCGTTTTAAATACGACATTGAAACATTTTGCAGATCAAAGGCGGCTGATATCATCAATCTGATCGGCGGCAATGCGGAGAAAATTCCTGATCTGATCGAATATTTGCTGATGGAAACAGCCGGATGGTTGAATTGCTATTCTGAAGATCGAGAATTTGCTGTGCCGGCACCTTCACAGCAATTAAATGACGATTTATTGATGAAAGATAATGATGATGACGAAGATGATGTCACAAAATATCAAGCATAGTGGTTGCAACCGATTGGTTACATTTACTTTCACCGAAGGAGAGCGGCGCGTCTTTCGTAAACCTGAAAATATTTCAACAGCGGAATGGGCACAGCAACATCGTATAGTTGTGGACGGCGGGCGAAAAAGCCCCTGGCGCAATGAATTATCGCCCTGCGCTTATGGAATAATGGATGTTCTGGATAAACCGTTTATCAGGGAGGTTTACGTCCAGGCTCCGCCGCAAACAGTAAAGACACAGGCAATTTTAAACTACCTGATGCGCCGGATCGACCAGGGACCGACGTCGGTCATGCTGGTTATGCCTGACGAAAACCTCACCCGGCGAATCTTTAAACGCCGGTTACTTCCATCTATAGAAGCTACACCACGAACGAAAGCGATGTTAAGCCCCAGGGCTGAAGACACGACGCGCCACAATATTTTATTTATCAATGGCATGGATATAACCGGCGCGTGGGCCGGATCTGCGGCGGCCATGGCGTCGGATGCAATGGAAGTGGTTATTTTGGATGAAATGAATAAATACCCACTGCCACAAAATAATGAGCCAAACGCTTTTGACGCTGCCAAAGCCCGCACAAATAGCTTTCCCTTCACTTATAAGATTTACGGAGGTTCAACGCCGACCGATGAAGAGGGATTGATCACCCAGGTCATTAAAAAACGTGCCGATGAAGTCCGTTATTATTATGTTAAATGTCCTATCTGCGGCGAAGAGCAACGCATGCTCTGGGAAAATATATCATGGGGAAATACCCGTGATCCACGCGAAGTGATGCGCAAGAAATTGGCTCACTATAATTGCTGTACCTGCGGTATGGCTTGGGACGATGCAATGCGCGACCACGCCGTCGCAGATACGATGAAAAATGGCTGGCGTGCTGAAGATCCGATTGACCGCCCGCGCGTCGTCGCCTTCAAACTCCAATCATGGTACGTCCAGAGCATGTCCGAAGCGGTTGCCGCATTCCTGGAAGGACAAGATGATCCCGAAAAGCTCAAAACATGGGTAACTCAGCACTGCGCCGAAGAGTGGAAAGAAAATGCCGTCAGAAAAACGGATAATGCCGTTCTGGAACGAAAATCTAATTATCCGGCGCTGATTGTTCCGCCTGATGTTGCGGGTTTAACCTGCGGCATTGATACTCAAAAAAATGGATTTTGGTTTGTTGTTCGTGGCTGGGAAGAAGATTTAACAAGCCATTTAATTCAATATGGATATTTGACGACTTGGGCAGATGTTGAAGCTCTGATTTATAAAACTGAATATAAAATCCATGGTTCAGACAATACAATGGGGATCTGGCGAGCTGGCATTGATGTTGGCGGAGGCGAATCGTCATCTTCCGATTGGAGCCGCACAGAAGAAGTATATCAGTGGATTCGACAACAACCATCCGGTGCCGCTCAAAGGATATACGGAATTAAAGGTGCATCACATGTCCACTCATTAGCGGCGAAGCGTATCAAGGTGACAAAAATAGACACATTGCCTACTACGCAGAAGTTAATCCCAGGGGGGCTTGAGCTGCGCCTGCTGGATACATCACAATATAAGGGTTTAATCCACTTCAGACTAGGACGTAAAGATGCTTCAGGCGAGGAGCCGGCGCAAAGCCAACGATTTTATGTACACGCCGATATTGGCATGGATTACGTCAAGCAATTACTATCCGAGGAATGGCGTAGAGGGAAAACGAAAAGGTATGAATGGAAGCAAGTATATTATCAAAATCATTTACTTGATTGCGAAGTGATTGCTGCTGCATGTGCTGACGCTGAATGGTTGCCCTCCCTGCAGATGCTGGCATCATATTTAAAATACAACAAGGCGTTGAATCAAAATACTGAGCAGAAAAACAGACCGACAAAAGACCGGGCTCCAGGGGGATCACGTTGGTAGACTTAAGCTCTATACTTCATTAAGCCGCTGATACATTGGATTGAATTATTAAAGGCTTGAATCATCCGACAGGTAAAATACTTAAACAAACACACAGGCCCGATGAAGTTCGTTCAATAGCGGGCATTCTGGCCCGCCGGTTTTCGTGTGGGTTATTCTTTGGGGTTATTCTTTGGGCTTGTTTTTTTGTGTTTCGTATTTCTGCAAGAGGTCAGCCATAGATTCTTCGAGAAGATCATTAACACCTTTATCAAGGTCAATAGCAAGTTTCTTGATTTCCTTAAGAAGCTTCTCATTTAAGCTTGTTGTGAAAGGTTTTCGTTCATTCATGTTTTATATATAATTATATAATATAAAAAAGTCAACAAATAATACTTGACAATACATATATACGTATATACTTATGCAATAATTCAAAATCATTTAAGGAGGTAATTGTCATGACAGAAAAAGCAGTAAGGATAGACGAATTAAGCGGAGAAAGAACAGAAAAAGTTCAATACATCAAACCATATTTTAAGAACGATTCTAAGATATTAAAAATTACTGATGAAAAAGGACAAGCAAGGTATTGCAATAATTCAAAAGAAGAGCTCAGAACATGCGAAGATGAATTAGAAACAAAATTACTATGCTTATTGGAACCTCTTGAAATACTTGAAAAAGCATTAGCCTATGATGGTTATAATTATCATGCAAATACATTGACGACAATTCGCCAGAATATCACTAATAAAATTGATGAGATATTCCAGTTTGTAAATAATAATATAGGCTTTATAAGCATCTATGAAATATGCGAAATAGAATCTGGAAGACCGTATAGATGGGAGCAATGTGTTGACGCCAAATTATTACCACCCGATACTTCAGAGGATATGGAAAAAGGCCCGATTTACGATTACGACCCCGAATTAATTGAGTCTTTAAAACAGATACCTCCGGACAAAACAGAGAACCTTAAAACAGTAATGCGTATTCTGAATGACGGCGGCTCGATACACTATCGCCCAGGGGATAATGGTAAAAGCTTATGGGAAATTCAAAAATGAAAGGAAAGGCATCAAATGAGAGTTGTCAGTCCAGAAAAGTGCGCGGAAATTCTTAATAAACACAAAGATAATATCTGGAAAAGTATGGCAAAACTACAGATTATTATTGAGTGCTTTAAAAAAATGAGCGATGAAGATGAGCCCGAATTTGATGATTTTGGTATTTTTGCAACCGGTATTGTTGAACTTTGCCAAGATGTTGTCAAAAAACTTTATGAATATGATCTTGAATACATCTCAAATAACTTAAAACTGTTATCGCCAGACCATGATAAGATTTTAAAACAAATCGCCTATTTAGAATCAAT